TCGATTCGATAACATGCGCGTCAACCTCACTGGTTTAGATAACGTCGATCGCGACGTGGTCAACAGCATCGAGATCGGCACACCTATCAACGTTACACGTACCTACTCAACTGGTACACCTGCATCGGTCACTCAGCCTTACCTGGTTGAGCGGATCAACCACAACATCACCGCAGGTACTCACGTGATCGAGTTCGGTCTGCGGTTCGCCAACATCGTCTACCAGTTTATTCTGGACGATGTCGTGTACGGTGTGCTTGACGCCGATAACGCGCTGCCGTAAGGTAAACTGGTCGCATGGCAGGTGCAGGCGCTAAGTTGTTTGCCAGTGGTGATATCCTCACTGCTGCGCAAGTCAACACGTATCTCATGGATCAGGCTGTTATGCGTTTCGCCAACGAAGCGGCACGCACAGCAGCGTTTGGCGGTGTGGGCGAGCCTGTGCTCGCCGAAGGTATGATGTCATATCTTATGGACACGAACAGCGTTCAGGTGTACGACGGCACGCAGTGGGTTGCTATCGCTGGTGGTGCTGATGTTCTTCAAGTGCAAGTGTTCAGTTAGAAAGGCAACATGGCTACTTACAGCAAAATCGTACTCAGCGGATCGACAGACGGACAAGGCATTCTCGTTGCTGCTACCGCGTCATCTGGTACAACGGTTCACACAGCGAGCGCAACAGCAACCACGTACGACGAGATCTGGCTCTATGCAGTCAACACTTCTGCGTCGAGCGTGAAGTTGACTGTCGAGTGGGGAACGACCACAGCGCCGAACGGCAACATCGAACTTACTGTGTTGCCTGAGGCTGGTCTCGTTACTGTTATCCCTGGTCTAGTTTTGAAAGGTAACGCTACGCCTTTGGTGGTGCGTGCATTCGCTGGTACGACTAACGTGCTTGTGGTTCACGGTTTTGTGAACAGAATCGAAGCGTAACACGTGGCTACGGCTCGCCGCCAACTCGGGTATGTGTCATCGCAGTCGTCGCAGGTTGTGCCGACTTCGCAGACGTTGAGTGTTGAGTATCTGTTGGTTGCTGGCGGCGGTGGCGGGGGCGGCAATATCAGTCTCGGTGTTGGTGGTTCTGGTGGTGGAGGTGCTGGTGGTTTTGTAACTGGTACTGGGATTATTGGTAAAACTACTTACACCGTAAAAGTAGGCGGCGGTGGCACTGGCACTGGTGGCAGCCAGGGCAACATGGGGAGTCAATCTTCTTTCATAAACAGTGCTACTGGTGGCGGTGGCGGTGGCTCTCGTGGCGAAAGCCAAAGCGGAAACGGCAGTAATGGCGGTTCTGGTGGCGGTGGTGGTGACGGCACTGTAGGCGGTACAGGGATTTCAGGTGAAGGCAACAACGGCGGCGGTGGTGCTGGTGGAGACGGAAGAAGCGGCGGCGGCGGTGGCGGTGCAGGCGCAGCAGGTCAAGCAGCACCAAACACCACAACTGGCGGCGCAGGTGGCGCAGGGTCAACTAATGCTTACGACGGCACATCAACAACCTATGCGGGCGGCGGCGGCGGCGGCGGTAGCGGCGCTACAACGGCGGCTGGCGCTGGCGGAACTGGTGGTGGCGGTGCAGGCGCGCAAACGGGAACTGCTACAGCAGGCACAGCGAACACTGGTGGCGGTGGTGGCGGTGGTCGCACTGGCGGCAACGGTGGTAGCGGTGTTGTCATCGTGCGTTGGCTGACTGCTGACGCAACAGGCGCAGGTCTTACTTTCTCAACGACAGGTACGACGACAAACGGTACTGACGGTTCTTACACTTGGTACAAGTGGACATCAACAGGAACATTGGTGGTGGCGTAATGGCACACTTCGCAAAGATCGAGAACGGTGTCGTGCGTGAGGTGATCGTCGTCGGCAACGGTGACGCCCCAACAGAAGCCGCAGGCAAAGCGTTCATCGCAAGCATCGGTCTTGCTGGCGAGTGGGTGCAAACGTCGTACAACGGCAACCCTGTTGAGGGTGCGGACCGTGGGAAGTTTGCTGGTATCGGTGACATCTGGAATGGGTCGCAGTTTGTTTCGTCGTCAAGTGAGGTAGCAGAGTGACTCGTTCATACATGGGCTATGTCTCATCGCAGACCACCAGCATAGTGAACGTATCAGCAGCGATCACCATCGATTACTTACTTGTTTCTGGTGGTGGTGGTGGCGCGGCTGGTGGTGGTGGCGCTGGCGGTGTACGCACGGTGACTGGTGAAACTCTCGGTCTCGGCACGTACCTGGTAACCATCGGCGCTGGTGGTGCAGGTCAACGAGCCAACACCACACAAGCACAAAACGAAGGACAAATCGCACGAGAAAGCGGCAACGGACAGCCTTCATTCTTCAAAAACCTAACCGCGACAGGCGGCGGCGGCGGCGGATCTTTCACATCAACCAACTCAGGCGGCTACGCAGTCCCTGGTTACGCAGGTGGCTCAGGCGGTGGCGGCAACTTCAACGGCGGCACAGTGAGCGCAGGCGGCGCAGGTAACGCAGGCGGCTATACACCTGTCGAAGGTTTCGCTGGTTCAGCAGGCAACGTCGGCGCAGGTGATAAACATGGCGGCGGCGGCGGTGCTGGTCAGGCTGCTGGCTCAGGTGGCACAGACGGCGCTAACGCTGGTGATGGAATCCAAAACGCCTACCAAACTGGTAGCAACCAATACTACGGCGGTGGCGGCGGTGGTGGATCACAAGACGGTTTGAATAACGGCACTGGCGGTCAAGGTGGAGGCGCTGCAGGTGTCGGCAACACGACAGCGATCGCAGGCACAGCGAACACAGGTGGCGGTGGTGGTGGTCGTACAGGTACAGGCAACGGCGGCAACGGCGGTAGCGGCATCGTAGTCGTTAGATATTTGACGTCTGCCGCCAGCGGTGCAGGACTCAACTCTATCACTGGCGGTACGAAAACCACAGCAGGCTCGTATACCGTTCACACATTCACATCTACAAGCACTCTAACGGTGGCGTAACATGGCACACTTCGCACACATCAACCAATTCAACACCGTCGACCAGATCATCGTCATCAGCAACGAAGACTGCGGTGGTGGGATCTTCCCAGAATCGGAACCGATAGGACAAGCGTACATCGCAAGCCTGGGGCTTGAAGGTTTGTGGTTGCAGACAAGTTATTCAGGCTCATTCAGAGGGACATACGCAGGGACAGGATACTACTATGACGCACTACTCGACATCTTCAAAGTCATACCAGACGAGTCTGAAATCTGACCTACTGCCTGCACAACACGTGCAGCACATAACGCAGGTGATGATCGGCGCGAACTTTCCTTATTACTTCGGTGCGAACATCCACAACGGCAGCCTCACTGATAGATACGACACGATGCTAAGCACCAGCGGATTCTCGCATCGCTTCTATGACAACAACCAGCAACACAGCGACGGGCTGAATCTGGTCATGCCTTATCTGTGGGCTTTGCTTGAACGGTGCGGTTACACGTTGAAAGAACTGTATCGAGTGCGAGCGTTCATGTCACTGCCAAGCACAGAACAACACAACGGATTTCCACACGTCGACATACCGAACTTTTGCGCTGACGGTTTCAAGTACAAGACAGCGATCGTCTACGTACTCGGCACAGACGGCGAAACTGTATTTTATAAAGACCGATTCAACGGTGAAGCGATACCTGACGTATCGACCATGACAGAATCACACAGGATAACACCGATCCCGAACAGCGGCATCGTATTCGATGGCGACATCTACCACACAGCGCTGCTACCACAGAAAAGTAAAGTACGTTTGGTGCTGAACTTCAACTTCACCGTGCAGGAAGACGCAGCCACTACGTGAACGTAGCGCTGTCTCTCTGGACAGCGCTCACCAGTTACACAGACGTAGCATTAGAGTGTCGTGAAGTCGCAACACAACCACCATGGGAATGGGCATATCTATGTAAGGCTGACTGGAACGACAAGTCGCGTATCAGCGACGAACAACGAGAGACGTTCACCGTTATTGCGACCACGCTGCTTGTGATCGGCAGTAGACTGCGACAACGATGAACGTGTACGAATATCTGCGCGACAACGCTTGGACGTGGGCAGGTGTCGTGTTCATCGTGTTGACGTTAGACGGCATCACGATGTGGTTGACCTTGACAGTCGCTGTTATCACGATAGTGTTACACTGGATGTTGACACAGTTGACGGAAGGTGACAGCGATGAAGAAACTAACTGAAATCGGTCAGCGGATCATCGCGCTATTCCTCACCAGCGCGCTCGGTATCATCACAGGTGCATCTTTCCTGGGTGATATCCCGTTGTGGAAGGCGGCAGCGCTCGCAGGTTTCGCCTCAGTCGCCGCAGTCATCGAACGTCTAGCACGTGCATCGCTCGACGGCAACCTCAGCGCCAAAGAGATCAACGACGCATTCGGCGGTGCAGCCGTCAACAAAACGACAAAGAAGCGCTAATGGCGAACCGTCGCTACACTGGTAACAGCGACGGTGCAGCAGCACGGCTACGTGCAGGGACAAAGACATTTATCGACTGTGTACTGCTTCTGTCTGATCGGGCGTTGTGGAACAACGGCGACTTCGTCGTACGCAATATGCGCGGCAAAGAATCGCTCAGCGTACACGCCACAGGTCGAGCCGTAGACCTATCGTACCGTCAACTCGGTAGCAAAGGTAAACCAGACGGCAGGAAACACGCAGCCGAATGGTGTAAGATATTGACGCAAAACGCTGAAGTGCTCGGCGTTGAGATGGTGATCGACTACTTCCCTGAGCCACACGGACGTGCATGGCGCTGTGACCGAGCCGCATGGCAGAGGTATACGAAACACACCGTGAGCGGCGCGCCAGGTGGCGACTGGATCCACGTAGAGATCTCGCCAGCGATGGCAGACAACCCACAAGCCGTACACGCGGCATTCAAACAGGTCTTCGGTGCATAGTGGAAGCACTGGTCGCTACGATAGCCGCAGTCGGTACTGTCATCGTGGCGTTGGTACAGCGGTCAAGGAAAGAAAACAGCGACGACCACCGAGCAGTCATGGATACGCTTCGGAGGGTTGGCGCTCAAGTAACCAGGATAGACGAGAAAGTGGAGAGACTCGATGCCAAAGTCGAACGAATCGACAGCAAAGTTGAACGATACGCCAGCCACGTCGACGAGGCTGATCGACGAGATCACGGCTGAACAGCCGCGTTACAAGCGCGGTACGAAAATCGATCGCATCATCGAAGCGCTCGAAGGTCAAGACCGTGAGGACTTCATCGCTGCGCTACGCGACAAATCAATATCTAACGTGGTTATCGTACGTGTGATGAAGCGACGCGGGTTCGACATATCGGAGAGCGGCATATCGACCTACAGGAGTCAGATCTATGTCACTGAATGACGATATAGTAGCCGAGCGTGGCGCAGCCGAGACCAGGTTGCGACGTGAACGTGACTCGGCGCTAACTGAACTGGCTAAACGTAACGAGGAAGTCGACACGTTACGTCGAGCGCTCGATGTCGTGCAACGTATCGAACAGTCAGATCTACAGCCGCCAGACTGGTTGCTGCCACGTGACAGGAAGAAAACACAAACCGCGACCTTGGTGGCTATGCTATCGGATCTGCACCTCGACGAGGTGGTGCTACCTGAAGAGGTCGACGGTTTGAACGCTTACAACCGAGCGATAGCCGAGATCCGAATGCGAGCCTGGACGGTGAACACGATAAAAATGGCACGTGCACATCTGGCTGGGTTGCGTTATGACGGTTTGGTGTTGTTTCTCGGTGGTGACCTGTTTTCTGGTGATATCCATGAGGAACTGAGCGAAACCAACGAGGATACGATGATCGGCTCGCTTCTGTTCTGGGCTGAACATATCGCTACCGCTGTCGATATGTTGGCTACTGAGTTCAAACACGTGCACATCGCCGCGGTTGCAGGTAACCACGGTAGGACGACACGCAAGCCACGTGCCAAACTGCGTGCACGCACCAACTTCGACTGGTTGCTGGCGAAGATGTTGGAGAGGCACTTCGTCAAAGATAAACGTGTCACTTTCCAAGTACCTGAGTCGAGCGACTGTTTGGTGACGATCTACGGACGTGGACATCTACTAACTCATGGCGATCAGGCTCACGGTGGTTCAGGTATCGGCGGCATCTACCCACCTATCATGCGGTTGCGTGCACGTAAAGCGCAACGCTATCTGGCTACTGGTCAGTCGTTCGACACTTTGTGGCTCGGTCACTGGCATCAATATCTACCGTCGCCTTCGCTGGTGGTGAACGGATCGATGAAGGGCTACGACGAATATGCGTATGTGAACAACTTCCAACATGAGCAGCCGCAGCAGGCGCTCGCTGTTGTAACTTCACATCGCGGTATCATACTGCAAGCACCTGTGTTTTGCGCGGATCGTGAGAAAGAGAACTGGTGATGTGCAACTGTAAACAGCAGCGTTGGATCACCACGTGCGAGAGTGGAGACGATGATGATGAATGACCTGTCGATGGTGTTGGTGGTGTGGCATGATGCGCACACTGAGAGCGACGGTTGGTGTGAGTTGAGCGATATCGACGATCAGCCGTGTGTGGTGCATACTGTTGGTTTGTTGCTTCCTGGTGTGAAAACTGACCATGTGGTGGTGGCTCAGTCGGTGACGAGCGACGACGGGTTGGACTGTGTGCTATGTATCCCTGTCGGTATGGTCAGGTCGATGTCGGTGTTGGCTAGTATGTTAGAGAGTACGTCGGGACGGGCTTCTCGATAGTACTTGACAAACATATATCCCATGTGGTAAGATGGATATATGGACAAAGGAGACCAGAAAATGAACACACGAAAGATCAGCCAGCAGACTCGCTACGTCATCGAGAAGCGTGAACTCGAACTCGACTACGACTGTGAACACCCAATGTGCGCCACAATGCATAAGAAGTGGATCAGCGGCGGCATCTGCAAGAAGCCAACCGCGCCACAGTTCGACTGGATTATTTGGAACGAGGACAAGAAAGAAGTCGCCGAAGTGTTCGAGTATCAGCGAGATGCGAAGAGCAGACTGCAGTCGATCATCAACTCACTGACAGACGACGTCTGGCAACAGATCACAAAGGCAGGTGCGTGATGACAAAGCAGTATCGGATTCCGAAGCGTTTCATCGAAGATCACGACAGCCGCGAGTGCCTGCGTGACGCAAATAACGAGATCATCAAACTCGACGACGTGCTGGTGCGCGAAAACAAGAAGCACTACATCGTCGCATTCACAGATGCGCAAGCGGAAGAACTGCTGAGCGACGCCGATTACTACCGTAGTCTCGGCAGTGAACTCGGCTGGGAATGCATGAGCCTGGTGTCGAGCGCACGCGCCACTTATGACGCGCTCATCAAGCAAGGACTCACGCCGATCAAACAGATCAAGTCAACTTACTACTAAAGGAGAGCGACATGAACGACACACTCAACGTCAAACTGCCGAACGTTTACATCGATCACTGCGCAGATGCGTCGATCAGTGACACACTGAACGACATCACACGCGGCTACACCTATCGCAAGTCGAAAGACGAAGCCTATAGCGAGGCGTGGACTCAGTTCGTGCAGGCGTTGCGAACCAATGCAGTGCGCAAACAGCACCACACCGAGATCACAGTGACGAGACTCCAGGCGCGTGTCCTGGTCGACGATCTACTCTACTTCGAGCGCCTACCCAACTGCGGCGACTTCGATCCGAGCGACAAGCCACGCATGCGACGTCATGGTAAGTCATGCGGCAAGGCGCGCGTCGCTATCGAGGCGCTACTTGACAGACCATAGTAGAGTGTGGTAAGATAGAAATATCGAGGGAAAAGGAGACCCAGATATGGACAACCGATTCAGCAACCAGACACCAGTAGAGATCGACGTTGAGATGCTCAAGCAGTCAAGCGTCGAGTTCAATGCGCTCTATCGCATCAGCCAGTTCGAAGAGGCGATGAAGATCGAAGCGTTCAACGCGAACCGCGACATCTGGAGTTGGGGCAAAAGCGACGTGTTCGGTCGCAGCCGTTATAACGTGATCGCCACAGGTGAAGAAGTAACGCGTGACAAGATCCGTCGCACCATCGACGCGATGGTGTTCGCAGGCTCGCACGTCATGAGCCGTTACAATGATCTGCTCAACGAGCAGCACGTGATTTATAGCGCAGCGCGTTCAGTGCTCAACCAGATCGATATCGAGTTCGAGCGTCGCGGCGGCTGGTCACGTTACTGGCTCGTCGTCAGCAGCAGCGGACACATTCACCGCGACATCTACTGCCACACCTGCAACAAGGGGAAGAACCCGACATCGTTCGCACTTTATCCGATGCTTAGCGGTTTCACCACTGCAGACGCAGCAGCCAAACTCGGTGCAGCGCTCTGCTCGTTCTGCTTCCCAGAAGCACCAGTCGAGCACCGCGAGCAGGTGAAGATCAGCAAGGCAGCGACAGTCAAACTGCTGGAGACTGGCAACGTCGCCGAGTTCGATAAGGCGATCGCCAAGCAGAAAAAGAACGACGCCGCTAAGTGTCCTGGCTCGAATGTCGAAGGCACGCGCCACAAGGACGGATCGCGTTTCGTCAAGTGCTCGTGCTGCGACTTCGTCGGCATGCTCAACTGGAACTCGCGCACTGAGAAACTGCCACGCCACAAGCCCTACTATAACAAGGCGACCCAGATCCAGGACAAAGGAGAGCAACAATGAAAGAAACACCGATGACACGCGACGAACTCTCGCACGCGTTTCGTAACAACGAGCGCGTGCTCGTTCATCACGCGTGGCACACGCCGACGTGCTCAGTGGCGCGTATCGTGCGTCTGCTGCTCAGCGGCACACGCGACACGGCTATGGTGCTGATCGAGTTCGACGGCGGATCACGCGCCTGGTTCAACGACGGGGATATATTCAGGAACCCGTCGTGACGGGCTTCCCGATAGTACTTGACAAACCTATACTCGATGTGGTAAGATAGATATATGGACAAAGGAGACCAGAAAATGAACCAGACCAAGCAACTCATCGAGATCGGCACGTGCGCAGCACACGCAGCAGAAACAGTCACAGCAGGCGACAACCTGATGTGGAACTTCGGCTACGTTGAGCACGTGCTCGAAGTGAAGCCACGCGGCAAGACGCAACTCGTCATCGTCGGCACATCACTTGGTCGCTTCGGCAACAAGCCAAGCAACGAGATCTTCGAGCGTGTCATCAAGCGCACCACCACCGTCGTCAAAGTCGCCAAGTTGCACAGCGACTGGCAGATCCTGGCAGGTGCGTGATGAGCGAGCGCACCACCAAGCGCCAAGTGCGCGACGACTTCACCTACATGCGCAAACTCATGCGCGTCGCAGATCGCATGATGCGCGAGAACGCAGACTGCACCGAGGGCGGCGAGTTCGAGCAACTCGCCTG